CCTCTATAAGTTCCAAGATAATCCCAGTCAAAACTAACTAACCCATCCCAGGGGTAATACTCATCAGGATGTAACACATCATCGTATAAACGGTAGCCAGAATTGTTGCAGTACCTTTTCATATTATCTAATTCAGTCAGCATTTCAGCAAAAGTGTTTTTTGCAAATTTCCCATGAAGGGTGAGAATTTTAGGTTCAATTTTTCCATCGCCTACAATCACTCCACCGTGAGCGTTAGTTATTTTTTCAGTAGACTGCTCTAATGAAATGTTATTGTCCACGAGGTTGAACCCTGCAGGAAAAGTGTAAATTAAATTATTGGAACTATCTTTTAATAAAAAAGCCATTTTTAGCTTCTCCTAATGATACCTTCAGTTGCTTCAGCGATAGCTTCTTTCATTGTGCTCACCAGTGTCTCCTCATCAGCTTTAGTATTAAGATTTTGCACTCTGATCACTACAGCTCCCCTTTCAAATATTACACTACCTGTTGCATTACCAGTTCCAACTAATCCACCAGCTTGATAACTCCCTCCACTTTTTCCAGATCTAACTGCCTGTTTAATCCAGTCTGTAATAGGTTTAGGAATTACAAGCTCTCCTTCGTGAAGAATTGCCGGAACTTCGCCACCTTTTTGAAACTCAAGGAAGCCTTTCCTAAGCTCATCCGTTATTAATCCACCCCTCTCAAGTCGAGGAAGTCGTAGTCTGACAAGTCCAGCAGTTGCTATTCTCACTATGGTTTCTACAGCCAAAGCAAAAGCGTTCCAGATCCCTTTCATAAGTTTAACTACTCCTGTAAACACTGCGCCCACAATTTTAAACAGTGAACCTACAGCTTGGACAACATTACCAAGCCACTGGAAAGTTCCTACTAACCATCTTACTGTGCCAGCTATCCAAGTACCTACCTGAAGAAACGCTTTTCCTAAATTTTCCACATAAGGTAAAAGTTTTTTTACTAAAGTTTGTGCCAGAGGAATTAAGGGTTTGAGTAGTTGCCCAAAAGCATCTGCTATCGCCTTAATTAAAGGCTTAAATATTTCTTGTAACTGCCTAAACTCTTCTGTACTACTAATTAACCGAAGGAAGGTATCAGTAGCTAAATTTATTATATCCAAAAAAGATGATAGAGCATCCGTAATATTTCCAGTTACTAGGGCTTTCCCAACTCCGAATACTCCACCTACCAGACCAGCTAATAGACTTCCTACTGGACCAAGTAAGTCTTCTGCCACCTGTGCTATTCGCTGAAAAGCTGAAGTAAAAAACTGTTCAATCTCTTGGATAATGTTTTGAGTGAATAATTTCTGTTCTTCCAGGTCTTTTTTAAGTTTTTCATTAAATTTCTTAATTGATTCACTGGCATCATCAACCGCTGCTCCCAAGGTACCAGCTGTAGCTTCAGCAAAGCCTTCAAGTTTGGGTGGAATTTCTGTGAATAACTGATCCCACGCTTTTAAAATTCCTTTGATCGCCTGTGCTAGCTCTTTGGCTATTTCACTGTTACTTCTTTCCAGAATAGATACTATTTCCTCAAAAACTTTTCTAAAGACTCCTAAAATTGGTTTCATCGCATTTTCAAAATGTTTTGAAGTCTTTGCCACAGCTTTTGCTGCCTTAAGCATTCCTTGTACGAATTCATCCTGTACATCTGGAATTCCTTCTTTAATCCCAGGTATCATCCCGGGACTTCCCCCGTATATAAAAGCATCAGCGTACTTTTTCCCTAAAAGACCAAGTGCCTTTTTAATGTCTCCAGCAGCAAACGCTTTAACAATCGCTCTTTGGATTTCTTTACTTTTAGATAAAAATTCCTTTATAAATCCTTCCCCAAACTGCTCAGCTGTTCCAAAGCCAGCCTTAGCGAATCCAGGCTGCATCCAGGTAATTTCAGCTAAAATTTGTCCTACTGCTATCTTAATTTCTTGAGAAGCTGCTCTCCAGTACTTGCCCCAATAAGTCAAAGTATTCTGATGCCGCTTTAGAAGTTCATTCATTTCTATTAACTCTTCATTGAGCTTCTTAACATTTTTCACAGTTTTTGGCTCAACGATATCTTCTAATTTCTCAGGTTTTCTCCAAATTGCTGGAAACTTTAGAATAGATTCAATAAACTCAACTGTTTTTTTAAGTCCCTCCCATCCTTTCAGAACTATATTGATTACCCAGTTCCATCCTTTTTCTGCTTTTTCTGATAGCCAGTCAGCTACTTTTTTAATTTCTCCAAAACCCTCCAAAACCATTTTAGTTATCCAATCCCAACTTTCTTTTGCTTTGTTTGACAGCCAAGTAGCTGATTTTTTAATTTCTTCATAACCTTTTAAAACTAAATTGACTATCCAATCCCAACCGGCTAACGCTTTTTCCTTCAACCAATCTGCAATTTCCTGAAGACCTTCAAAACCTCTGTAGATAAGATTAAGAGTCCAATCCCAGCTAACTCTTTCAGCTATCCACTTCGCTACATTTTTAAGAGCTTCATAACCACTTTCTAATAAATTAACAATCCAAGTCCATACTGAATTTTTGGATAGCCAAGAAGCAATACCTTTAATATAACTTGAACCTTTTTCGTAAATGGATACAATCCAATCCCAAGCTGTTTCACTCTTCTCTTTAATCCAAGAAGCTATATCTTGCAACTTTTCCCATCCTTTTAAAACTATACCAACTACCCATTCCCATCCACTTCTCATTTTTTCAGTTAACCAATCAGCAACTTTGGTCAAATTAGACCAGCCTACTTCAAATATCTGAACCAGCCATTCCCAGACTGATTTAGCTTTCTCTGTCAACCAAAAACCAATCCTTTGAATAGCATCCCAACCTCTCTGAACTATACTCACAATCCACTGCCATCCACTCTTTACCTTATCTTCAATCCAATACGCAATCTTTTTGATTCCTTCCCAACCTCCTTGAATTATGGTTATAAACCACTTCCAAGTTTTCTTAGCCTTTTCAGATAACCAGAAAGCAACTTCAGTTAATTTAGACCAACCTTCTTCAAATATCAAAACAGTCCATTCCCATCCAACCTTGGCTTTCTCCAACAACCAAGAAGCAATCTTACCCAACTCGGACCAACCACTTTGAACTATATTCACAAGCCATTCCCATCCATCTTTCATTCTGTCTGCAATCCAGGATGCAATTCCTTTGATTTTCTCCCATCCTTCCTGAGTTATACTTATTAACCAATTCCAAGTCAATTTAGCTTTCTCTGATAGCCAAGAAGCAATCTCCTTAACACGTTTCCATCCTTCAACAAGTAAATTGATAACCCAAGGAATAGCTAATTTTGTAAGCCAATTCCAGATATCTTGAAGGATTGGGCCTATCTTATTCCACACTTTAATCAACGCTTTTTTAATATTATCCCACTCTGCAATCCAAACTACAGCTAAGGCAGCAACGCCTAAAGTAATTAAACCTAATGGTGATGTAATCATCCCTAATACTGAAACAATTCCGGGAGCAAGCATTAAAAATACACCTGCAAGTCCAGCAAAAGCTGTGCCCATTAGAATCATTTTCCCAATTGATTTTATTTCTTCTTCAGTCAATAACGCAAAGACTTCATTTAAGCGACTTACTGCATTTTTAAGTTTTTCAGCCTCCTCTCTAATGAAGGGTTTAAATAGCTCTCCCATTTGAATGCTCAAGACTATTACTCCCTGCTTCAGTTGGTTCAAAGAATATGATAGTGTATTAGTCTGTTTCTTGAAAGCTTCCAGAGTAAGACCTGTAGCATTCATCTGAAGCTTTAAGTCTTCAGCAAAACCTTCAGCGTCTTGGAGAGCAGCTGCCATTCCCTTTAATCCTCGTACATTCGGGAAAATAGCTGCAAGCTGTTCTGCGGTAGCATCCTTTAGAAGCTCCATAACACCCTTTAAGCCTATGGCTCTTAAAGTAGTCGAAGATAGCTCTAAACCGAATTCTTGGGCAGCTTTCTTAGCGTCATCAGTAGGTTTAATGAACGCCATCAAAACTCCTCGAATAGCAGTCATTGTTTCTTCTGTAGAGATTCCGGCACGTGTGACTGTAGAAATTGTAGCACCTAACTCATCTAAGGATAAGCCAGCAATAGCAGCGGTAGCAGCTACATCACCAATCGCTGGAGCTAATTGAGCAAATGTAGTTTGACCCCTTACTACGATACCGAATAGTTTATCAGAGACTTCTGAAGCTCTTTCCGCCGAGAGGCCATACGAGTTAAGGATGGTAACGATAGCCTTAGCTGCGATTCCTGTATCTGTAATACCAGCAGCGGCGGCTCTTGCGGAGGTCCTTAATACCTCTAAAGCGTAGGTTGGCTTAACTGAAGCTGAAAGAATATCGTAAAGACCTTTGCTTAAGGTCTCAGTCGACTCTCCAAACTCCACTGCCATTCTTAGTAGTTCTTTTCGATACTTCTTCATTATGGGTAAGGATTTTTTATTCAACATAGTAGAAACGTTAGCCAATTGAGTCTCAAATTTAGCTGCATTTCGAGTAGCCAGAGCGATAGCGGCAGCACTTCCGGCTGACATAGCCGTTAAAGCCATGCCTACTCTTTTACTCGCTGACTTTAGTCGGTTGGATATCTTTTCAGATTTAGTGAGCTCACTTCGGTACTTTTTTAAATTCCGACTAAAGCCATCCAGAACTGCTAATTGCAAACCAAATGAACCTGGCGTCATTCCAGCTAATGGCATTTTTTTCTCATAGTCTCCTATGTAAACTCTTTAATCTCATTTCTCTCTCAAGTTTTCTTGCCTCCTGTTCTTCTATCTGCTGCTTCCTTTCAAAGTACAATTTCCAGTTTTCGTACTCTTCCCAACTCATTCTCTGTCTTAGCTCTGATACAGTCATTTTTAATTTTTCAGCTAAGTAGTACTCAAAAAATGTATCATCATCCAGTCGGAAACCTAGTTGCCATTTCTCTCCTTAGCTCCGGAGTCATTCCTGAAAGTTCTAGTACTTTAGAGGCAATTCTTGTTGTTATTGCTGAATTTTTCTTCATAAGTTCAGCAGCGTCTTCTTTTGTAAACACTGGATTTCCATCCAGATCTTTAACGTTATTTATTAAAATCGCTACTTCAAGTTGCTCAGGATCCATATCAGCAAAAGACACTTCTCCCCCTGCTCCTGGCACCATCTTTCCACTTCTTGCAGCACTTTCCCGCAGTCTCTTTCTATCTTGCAAACTCATTGCTGTAACTAAAATTTCCACATCCCATTCAGGTATAAACATCTTTTCCTTTTTAATATCACTTGCTTCCAAAATTTTAGTTCTTAACTCACTTGCATTAAGTTTTTTTCTCGCCATTCATCCCTCCTCTTTAATAAACTCTAAAGGCTCCTTAACATCGAATGTAACTTTCTTTTTAACAAAACACCCAATTAAAACGTGAGTTTGAGGCTTCACGATGGCTTTCCAGTGTCCGTTTCCAGCTCTAAGCTTTAAGTGAAGCCATCCGGACTCAGAAAACCAGAAGCGATTAAAGTAATACGCATTAGCCTCAAGGGTTTCCTCCTCGCTGTCGAATAACCACTCATAAATACTTCCTACTTCAATTCCGTTCTGTTCAACTGTTCCATATTGACCTTTAATCTGCAACTTCTAACCTCTTATTTTAAAATCCTGACTCGAGAAGTTGCCCAGTTCCAGTTATAGTTCCTGATACATTAATAGGACCATCAACCGGAACATCTAAGTCAAAGTCACACCAAGCGTCTCCGTAGAAATACTTCGTGAGATCGCTCTTTTGTGGATACAGGTACATATCCTTAGCACTTGTAGAGTTGACAATATCGTAAAATTTCCCTACATTCGCTCCATCGTACCAAGCTTCAAAACTTCCAGACCAGTGTCCCTGTCCACGAATTGAATCTACCCACTCTTCCCCTTGCTCAGGGGTATCAGCGATATCACGAGAAGTTGAGAGCGACCATCCGTGAAGCTGAGTAATTTCTCCTATTCCTTCTAAGATTAAGTAACCTCCTTTTCCATGGTATTTTGCCATTTTATTAAATCACCCCCTCTAAAATTGATAGCATCTTCTTTACTCTCTGAATGTAAGAGTGTTTTTCAACTACTTTTTCTCTTCCACTCTCAGCAATTTTTCTCCTTTCCTCTTCGTGTTCAAGATAGTATTCAATTTTTTTTGATAAGTCTTCCTCATCCTTATAAACATCTAAGTCTTTCCCAATCTCAAAGTATTCATCTAATTCTGGACGATAGTCTGTTAGTAATAGCCCACCTCCGGCAGCCAAAATCTCGTATATTCTTGGATTAAGTGAATAAGGAGGTATTTCTTCAACTCTTTCCTCCTTAGTCCTTCGATCTACAACTATCTTTTTTGATTCGTTAGTTCTAAAGTGATTCAAAACTATTTTTGCCCCCCGATAGTACTTTATAACTTCAAATTTCTTCAAAATTTTAGGAATATAAAAAGGTTCTAATTCCGGCGCTTCACCTCTTCCAATTGAAGGAAACGTTCCGAATAGCCGAAAGTTTACCTTCCCCGAAATTAACCTGACTAAATTTTTTAGAAATTCTAATCTTCCCGGAACCTCCGATCCCACAAAAAACACATCAGGAGTATAAATTATCCTTTCCCATCGTTTAAGTTCAGAATCCCAATCGTAGTTAGAATTGTAAGCAGTTGGAAGATAAAACGTATTCCTATTAAACTTTTTATAGATACGTTCACAAGATTTATCGCAAGTAAAAACACAGTCATAAAGCGGGGCTCTCTGAATTTCATGAGCAATCATATACGGAGATTCAGTATACCATACCACTTGAGGAATTCGAAACCTCTCCCGAATTAATGCTGGAATCCACGCAGGAATGTACTGACCAGTAATGTAAAGAATCAAATCAGGCCACCAGTGAGCTGTAGCTGCAATTAAGCCTTGACAGGCAACTGAATAGATATTCTTTATTGGAATTTGTTTCCCTGTTCTTTTGATTTTATCCTTGACTGCACTAATGTAAAAATCTAAGCGTTTCTTTAGTTCAAATGGAATAACCTGATGTCCTAAGATAGTTAATGCATCTCCACATCCATAATAAACGTCTATTGTTGAAATTCCTATCCGTGGCCGGGAGAAACAAGTAAAATTCTTTTTCTTCTCCCAGCCACTCCTGAGCTCCTATTAGTCATTTGATGGCTCCTTTCTTATACTTTTCATTCACTAATTCTGATAACATTATTCTCCAAAATTCTCTATCCCAATTGGTTCTTGAATGACAACTATTACAAAGTGTTATCAAATTCTCTTCTCTATTATCTTTTTTATTATAATTAATATGATGAATATATAATCCACCAATAGTTTCTCTTTCTGGACAGCCACAAAGCTGACAAACATAATTATCTCTCCTCTTAATTTTGATTTTTAATTCCTTGTTAAATTCAATTCCATAAGGTTCAAAGCTAATGCCTCCTCTCCAAGCTGGATTGTTTGCTCCTTTATTACAAGAAATTCCCTTGTTCCAAGCAAGATAGCCTTTAATAGCTCTGGCTCTATGCATAGCATCAATAGATTTTTTTAAATTTGGATATTCTTCCGCTTTCAGCCCTTTATTCCAAGCTTTCCTACCCTTCATAGCTTTGCTTATCTTTTCTCTCGTCTCTTTTCTATGTTTATAGCCTATTGGTAAAGACCTATATCCCTTTTTAAATTCAGTCCTTATTGAATTATGCCTACCTTTCATAGCTTTGCTAATTTTTCTTTTAGTTTCTTTAATTTGACATTCATTTTTATTTGCCCAAGGATTAAATCCTTTCATAGACTCACTAATTTTCTTTTTTGTCTCTTCTGAAAGCTTCCTGCCTCTTAATTTTCTCTTTCTCTCTTCAGAAAGTTTTCTGCCTTTAAGTTTTTTTGCTATTTTCTGTCTTGTTTCCTCTGATACTATATGGCCTTTCAAAGCCATTCTAATTCTCCTCATATTTAATAGTGAGCCGTCCTAACCAGGCAAAAGCTGGTTGTCCCACTTTTCCTCTCCACTTTCTCCAGCCGTAGCGGACAATTCTTGAAACAATCGTTTCAAATTCGCTATCCACCCAACTTCTAAACTGAGAATAACTTAGATTTATCTGATGAGCTGGATTAGGATTGAAAGTAGCGTTATTTATGCAACAATGAACTCCAAGATAGCCTCCTGGCCTCAGAATTCTTAACATTTCCTTAACTGCAATCTGTGGCTTTTTAAAGTGATCAAGAGCGTTCATGCATAGAACCAAATTCGCATACTCATCAGGAAGTGGAATTCTTTCTGCTTCTGCTTGAATCCAAGTAATAGTAGGATCCTGAGGATAAATTTTTTTATACTCTTCTATCAAAGGATCAATTCCTACCTTTTCTTTTGCCTCCAAATAGACTAAAGCCGAAATGGGTCCGCATCCAACATCTACTACAACCTTGTTGTGTAGCTCAAGAAGGCCAATCCCCATCTCCTCAAGCATTTTTGGATATCTAACTTTCTCCCTTTCTATCTTTTCCCAGCGCTTTTCTTCATCTTTTAAATTCCAAGTGGCCAATTC